GTAGTTGTAACACTCCATTGCGGACTCTGCAAACTCCATTTTAGAGTTGTAGAAGTTCTTATCTGGGTCCATCGCATCTAGACCCTCTGACCCGCCGCCCTTCAGCTGCTCGATGATTGCCTTGCGGCTCTCAACTTTTTCCCATGTCTTAAATGGTAGTAGGAACATTTTGCCCATGTGGCGCTCGCCACTGGGAAACTCATGCTTTTCTAGGGTTAGCTCCAGCAGGACATCCGTCTCTGGTGGGCCGTCATGTGGAGGTAACTCGTCAATACTATTGCAAACTAGGCAATAGACTAAACGGATAACGGGCCCATCGTGGAATTCCCGTTTTCCAATTAGTGGGGCTTCAGACATTACTCAGCCTCCATGTGAGCAAACATCTTGGCCCAATAATCCTTGGTCCACTGTTCTGCTTCTTCATACTCTTTTGTACCCTTACGGGCAGCGAATCCAGGGCTGTTGATACCCATAGAACCTAGGTGGGGGGTTTCTTTCTTCTCCATAGTAATACTCCTTATCTTAGTACGTCTAATTTTAGTCTAGTGTACTACTTGCCTTCTGACGAGGTTTCTTGGGCCAACTTGGCTTTATTAGCTGCACGGGTTGCGGCAGACTTTTTAGCAGCGACTTGGCGCTTGCGCTTCTTTTCTAGCTCTGCTGCAATCTTTAGGTCAAGGCCTACCTCGGCTAGGAGGGCATTAGTTCGCTTAATTGTGTCATCAAGGTCTACAGTCATACTAACTGGGCGTTCCCAGATAGTTCCGTCCTGTACCTTACCGTCGCTGTCCATATCTACAGCGATTAAATTCAGCTTGGCGTCTTTCTTGCCAAGTAGTCTGCTCCAGAATCCCATGTTATGCTCCTTATAATTAGTCGGGGTACTACTATCTTATACTACTTACCTGGATTGACCTGTTGGTCCTTAGGGTACTCTGATGTTGCAAAACCATATCCGTAGAACGGGTTGAGAGACTGGCGATTGTCTAGCGTCTCGTCGTGTCCGTGCATTTGGCTTACTTCTGTGTTCGGACGAATTTTACGGTACTTACCGTCTGTTGCGCCTTCACCTAAACCGTCGTTCATTGAACGTGATGTGTTAACTGCCATTAGGCCATCTTACCTTTCACTCGTTGTGCAGTTCTTTTGTTGCTGCACTGATTACAAATACCGTTGTACATATACTCAATCGGGTTTAAAACAACACCACACTGCGGACAAGGGTGTGACCCTCTATACATTGTAGCGTTTTCTGCCACTATGTACGCCTGTAACTCTAGGGTCTCTGCTCCGTCGTTGTCGAACATTACTTGTTACGTCCTGCTGCAAAGTGAGCTCCTAAAGGACTTCTTGCAAAATCTTTAACAAAAGACTTGGATGGAGAACTAGGTAGTGGGGTCTGCCTTTTTTCAAGGGGTTCATCCATGTAGCTGGTGCCTTCGCCTCTAGGCAAAAGGTGTCCATAATTCTCGGTGATGTGGCTCTCTGGGTCGTTAATCCCCATCTTCTCTGACATGTACTTCATCGGAGAACGCTGAGCTGCAGAACCCTCGAAAGGCTTCATCTGGCCAGACTTTACGTCTTTTATAGGGTTAGAGTTATAATGCCTTTGCGTGACTTGACGAGCTATTCTATTTACATCTGCGGACGCACGCGGGGTTGCCTTCTTGGGAACAATTAGTCCAGAAATCTCTTGCTGGTTGCTGGTGTCCTCTGGGGTTGAAGCTCCACCTCTTGCTGAGGCACGGGCCGTCATCGCTGCGCCTCTGGGTCCTGGTGAATCTTTTGTTCCACCGTCTTTTGCCCCTAAAGCTTGAGACATACCCTGCAAGTGGTCACTGTGAGCTGCAACTCTTTGTACACCTAGCAAACTTCTTACAGAACGTTCAGTCATTGAACGAATGTCTTCTGGGTGTAATTCAGGGTTATTCTTGGCATGACCTTCAAATAGCTTAGTAACAGTAGAATGCTCTGAGTCAGTCTGCTTTTGTGCTCTTTCTTGCGGGCTTGCCTTCTGTGCAACTACTGCTGGTGGGACATAATTAGGGTTGGGCTCATCACCATCTCTTACTAGCCCAATTCCAGAAACAGCCTTAATCCTCATCTGAGTTGGGGGCTCAGGGTTTACGCCAGAAGGCTTCATTTGCTTACTGATAGGTAATTGAGGCTGAGGTAGCGTCGTCTTTGAAGGAGTGGCAGACCTTAGTTTACGCATTGCCAAGTCATCTTCATTAGCGTATCGAGCGGACTGGCTAGCGGCTCTTTCATAGGTATGATATGAATGTGTAGTCTGGGCAACCTGAGCAGGCGTAGGTGACTCTCCTGGTAAAGGCTCTTCGTTATAAATTGGTGTTGGTAGCTCACCTAGCGGATAATTTGGCATTATTTAACACTTCCTGTACTGAACTCGCCAGTTCTCTTCCCTGTAGGCTTTCCAGGCTTTTCTCCGTAAGCCTCACGTGCGATGTCTGCCGCTAACGAAGTTCTCTTCTCTGTAGGCTTTCCAGGCTTTTCTTTGTAAGCCTCACGTGCGATGTTTGCAGCTTGGTCTGCTAGGCCTTTTTGACCGCCAGCCGCTCTGCGGCCCTCTCCCTCTTCGCCCATTAGTCGAAGTCGGTGAGCCATAACGTTACTCTGACTTGGTACGCCAACTTTATTGGCAATTCCATAACCGATAGGGTCTTTGCTTTCGCTGCTTGCGTGCCAAGATTTACCTGGATTGTTGTACTCATAGTGCTTCTTAGAGGCATTGGCAACGTCATTAAACCCTGTAATACCCACGCCAGCGTAAGAACTCTTTGAAGGCTTGGCCTTTTCTGCAACTCCGCCTTCCATGACAGAAGCTCGGGTTCTTTCAACTTGCTCAAGTGTTGGGGTAGTTCCTCCCATGGAAGCACGAGTAGTCATCTTGTTCACAACCAGCTGGGATTTTGTCTCAGGAGAAATTGTTTTCTTTTCAATGTTTCTAACCCTTTCTACTTTTTGCCCTTCTTCACTTAAAGGCTCTAAAGCGTTCGTGCTGATAGCCTTACCCTCTAGGACACCGTTTGGCAGTGTAATCCCTTTCTTATCTGCTGCACCTTTTAGGTGTCGGGTGTACTCTGAGACTATTCCTTGGCGTTGGGAATCACCAAGAAGTTTGCCAGTCCAGTGCTTGTCGTTACCTATTTTCTGAGCCATTTTGCTCATTGGGCCTAGGCCATCTACAAGAGTCCTATGTGCGTCAGTTATGTGTTGATGTGCTTTTCTGAAAGAGACATCTGCAGTGTGTACTGCGAACTCACCGCGGCCATTAGCTGTACCTGCTCTATGGGCAGCTTCCGAACGACGAGTTTCGTCAGTTGCGGCGTCTAGGTGTGCCTTTACTTTAGGTGTAATACCTCTTAAAGTCTTAGCCGTCACTAGTGCGTCTAGTCGTGAAGCTAACTCTGCGATGTGCTCATGTGTAGCGTCGTGAAAGCCTGAGTCATAACTCAAAGCATTGGGGCGGGCGGCTGGATGTAGGTCTTGCTTGCCTCCGAAGTTTGAGCCATACGTCCTAGGGACCCGCTTAGCTGTCTTTTCCTCTTGCTCCTGCTTAACGTCTTGTTGTGCTGAAAAGACTTCGCGACTAACTCCTTGGTTATCAGAACCTCGGTATTCTCTACCTGCCATTTTTATTTACCGCCTTTATCTGTAATAGTCGCTTTTTCAGCAACGGTCTTACCCGCATTCAAAGCTTTTTTGCTTGCAGCTGCCTTGTCTACCTTAGGTATAATGCTCTCTGGCGCACCTCTGGACGAATCTGCGCCTGACCAGTCTCCGACCTTACTCATCTGAGTCGCAGTGTTTCCTACTGGCTCAACTGTTATTGACCTCTGCTTATCGCTAGGCCCTATAGGTCTTTCGCTCTTGCGTACTCTTGGAGTCCCTTGCATGCCCTTCTTAACGGCACGGCGCAAATCTTCTCGGGCTGTTGGTGTGCCCGTTACTCCTACTGCCTCACTGTTCTCCATGTTTCGGATAGTGAGAGCTGCTCGTTTAGTGGGAGTGGCAGTGTTTCCAATAATGACCTTCTTAGGGTCCTTCCCCTTAGCTCGGAAGGGGCTAGGGTCTGTAGTAATGTGCAATAGCTCTTCACCAGCAGAAAATTTAAGCGGGTTACCATTGACACTGTGAGTAACGCTCGTGTCCATTGACTTGGGAGAAAGTTCACCCAAGTGTTTCATGGCAGTGTTTATACCCTTACCTGCATCTTGGAGGTGTCCCCAAGCTTCAGATGTTGCTGAGGTCTTCTTAAGACGAGCTTGACCTAAGTCTCCTGAAGCGGTGTTCAGACTGTCTGCGGCTGAATTTAAGGATGGGTGCTGTCCTCTGGAGGACAAATCTCTATGTAATACGCTTAAGTTTTGGTGTAATACACTAGCGATGTCTAATGCGCTGTTCATTCCCACGGTTCTCTTACCTAAAACTGCGTCAGCGGACTTCAGCTGCACGTGCAGAGGAGTGTCGGGCAGCTTTGGGCGGCGATTGCCTGATGAGGACGGCTTTACGATGCCAGACTCGTCTAAGAGATTGCTTGGAACGTTAACGGGGTTATATCCGCCGCCAGCTCCTGTTGAACCCTGACCAAATTCAGTATTTCTAGCCATTATCTACCCTTAAATATCTTGCAAGCCATTGCGTGAAGAGCCTGAATAGCTCCCAACTCCACCTGAATACCAAGAAACTCGCGGCTCAGTATACACTCTGTCCACTGTCACCACATCGTCAATTCCTGGCTGGAAGCGGACCCCAAAACCAAAACGGTCTGGGAATAATCTAATCTGGGGAAGAGGAGGGCGAACCAGTTTTTGCAGCATGGCTGCGGGCATGGTTGCGGCAAGAAGTGCCTGCTGGGTTAAACGCTGTTCGTTAGATGCCCACGGGCCAGTATACGTCCATCTAGGCTGTACTACATCACTAGGCTCTCCACTACGCCAAGGCTTAGTGTGGTCATACACGCCATCAATTTGTTGCCCTGCTGGGACGTTAAAACCTGACATACTACTTCCAGACTGGCTTTAGATAGGCCATTTGGTCAGCTCTGCGTATGTTTATAGTTCCTGGACTATCCGACCTCATGTTTGACTTTCCGTCATTTACAAGGTGCGGTGCAGGAGTTAGATGCCACATAGGAGCAATGCGAGGAACACGATACACCTTGGCTTCTGCATCATACTTAGCAGTCATCTGTCGTTTAATACCCATGTCAGCGTTGAATGAGGGCGACCAGAAGTAGGAATCGGCTCCGATTCGCTCACCTTTGTGGACTCCACGCTGATACGCCTTTTGATTTACACGGTTCTTGATGCTATCCAACAGGCGGTCATCACGACGCGAGCGGATAGTGCCGAGGTACCCATCTGGATATTCGGCGGACGGTACCCTACCTGTTCCGATACGGATAGCATCAAGGTCTCCGCGGGCTACTGGTGTTCCAGAACCGCCTTGGTTGTTATACCCATGAAACCCACCAGCGCCCATAGACTGCCAGTTTTGGCTGGGTGCAAAAGAGTTATAATCTCCTGGCATTAGTTACCTCCAGGATTGGATGGGTTAGCAGTACTGCTGTCACCAGCGCCATAAACGCTTCCACGGGTGCTCTTACTGTAAGACTGAATCTTTCCTGGAGCAAGCTCACCTGTTTTGAATACGAATGAGCCAGATTGCTGGGTTTCTTTCTGGAAACCAGTCATCTGATGTGCTTGGGGAATGCCTGCAGAACCTGAGTTCTGCTTAAAGTCGTCAAAGTTAGGCCCAGACATAGAGCCTGTACGCATTTGTGCGTAGGAGTTGCTTCGGTTACCGTTCATAACGGCTACCTCCTAGTACTGGTCGTTGACAGCGTCCATAAAGTTTGGGTTCTGGCGGCCCTGAACTGAAGGAATGGTCCTAGCGTTTGCCATAGTTGGGCCTGCAGTTGGGTCAACAGTAGGGGTGTAAGGAACTGACACTCGGTAAGAAGCGCCAAGGCGTTCTTGAGGAATGTTGGTTCTATTAGCCTTACCGCCTGCGGTTGGGTCCATTGACTGAGTGCTCTTCTTTGGAACCATGGTGCCTCTTTTAGCCATGTCCTGTACTGGTGACATTGCTTCGTCTGCTCCATCCATCATGTTATCTCCTACTGAAACTCGGGGGCTATTCTGATTGGTAGCCATTTGATAGTGCTCTTCTGAAGTTGCGTGGGTTCTACCTGCTGTAGGGCCAGCTGCTTCAAGGTGGTTAGAGGGAGCCCCCATGCGGCGGCGCATTGCGTGTCCCATGTCAGTCCATTTAGCCATGACGACTCCTTAAATAAAGTGTAATACCAGAATACGGCGTATTTAGCTTGCTGTAACGGTAAAGACTATTGCGCTTATTTCGCCATCTCTGGAGTCAATAGTTGTAAATCCTGGTTTGCAGGTTAGGTCAAGACCACGTGGTGCGGCATAGCCTCTTGCAATAGCAATGGCTTTAACGGCTTGGTTTACAGCGCCTGCGCCTACTGCGCGTATCTTTACTTGCCTAGTGTCGTAGCAAGCGTGGGCAATTGCTGACGCTACGGACTGGGGGTTTGACCCTGCAGAGACTCTTAGGAAGGGTTCTTCGGTTTTTGGTAGAACTACATTCTCGGGTGTTTCACTCAATTTATGCGCCTTTGTTGTCGATTTAGTGTGCCTGCCTCAACAACAATGATGACATTAAACTTACTGAGAGTCTCGGTAATCTCCGTTTATAATCTTCTCTAATACTTCTTCTTCAACCTTGTTAATACTTATGCCAGCAGCGATTCTGGCAAGGGCGTAAGAGTCTGCGGCGTTGTCATCATTGAACTCAATGCCCCATCTCTTATAGATTTGCATTAGCATCTCTTGTTTCTTAGCATTTCCCTTACCAGCAGCGTACTTCTTTAAAGTCATAGGGGGAATTTGTAAGGGGGTTCTGAGCGTTTCTGCAAAAGGAACAACGGAGTTTAAGTTACCGTCAAAGTAGTCCCAGATGGTGAGCTTTACCAGCCCTGCTAACTCCCCTAGCTTTAAAGCAGAGAAAGAAGCAAGCACTGTTCCCTCCATGGCAATCTCCGTTATGCGACAGTTCTGATTATCTAGAAAGTCAAATTTGTCTGACATCCAAAAACGAATGTCGGACAATCTACGAACTCCTGAGTAAGGAGACTTATACACCCATGTCTCATAAGCTTCTGGTTTAGCTACATTCAGAGCGGTCAAGGCAAATCCAGTTAGAGACTGGTCAATTCCGATGGCCACTTCTCCTGAGAGTAGACCTCCATCAAATACTTTTTCAGACATTAGGAACCTGTGGTATACAGCTCATGTCTTGAAGCCCTTCAAATGGAACCATGAAGTTATCTTTACCATAAGGGGCTACGAACTCGGGCTTAACACAGTCTCTGCCGTATGCCCAACCAATAGCACGAAAAGACGGAGTCTTGTAACCGTCAGAGGCAGAGCGCCTTGTCTTCATTTCGGGGCCTCCCACCATCAAGATGTACACTTGATTTGGGTCGTCTACACCCTCTTTATAGCGCAATGCGTATTTAGGAAGGTCACTCCTGGTTTTAGTAAAAGAGTAACGAATCTCGTATCCTGGAATGTCTAGCTTGCTTTTAAAGGTATTAACGTGTGGAACAAACTCGGAAAGGCCAAACATTCTTGCTGCAGCCAGTTCAGATGCAGCTGCAATCATGTGCTGCCAAGACTCCCAGATGTCGCCCTCAGAGTAGTTTCGATTACGCTCTGGTTGACCAAGCATGGGGAGCTGACGTTCCCAGCCAACTTTAGCTGCGATTGCTTCTTCCGCAGGAGTAAGAGAGTATACCCATCTAGCCATTGTGCCCTCATTCTGGTTCGTTTATGCTGCTGCTGCTTCTTTTGCGCTGACTGAGTGAATCTGCTTAACTAAGTTATTCAAGTTAGAGTGTCGGAATCCAGACCAGTGCTGGTCTCCAGCTACTACTACTGGCGCAGAAGCATACCCGAGTCCTCTGACCATTTCCATGGCAGTCTCGTCCTTAGATAAATCGACAACATCGTAGTTAACCATGCCTTTTGTCAACATCTTCTTGGTAACTTCGCACTGTGGACAAGAAGGGGTGGTGTAAACAGTAACCTGCATGGTAGGTCTCCTAGAGATATAATGGGGGGATAGAGTATCCATTATACGGACCAATTGGTTCTGGTTGACCTCAAGTCATTAG